GATGTCAAAGAATTTAAAAAACTTATCCCTGAATTAAAAGATACTTGGAAAAAGAAACAAATGTTTCGTACAGAAACAGAAATGAGATTTTCTGTATTATCAGATAATAAATATCCAACTAAAGCTGCAAAGTATTGGCAATCAGTTAGAGAACAAAACACACACTTTGAAAACTTAATGCACTTATCTTTTGATGCTAGAAAGAACGCAGTAGAAATTAAAAAGATAGAAAAAAAAATAGAACAAGAAACAGATAAGTTAGAAAAAGAATTACTAGAAATAGAACTAGAAGAAAAAGTTTATGCCCAAGCAAGTATGGAGCTAGTTGCTAAACATAGAATGAGAGAAGTAGCAACTTGGTCTAAACTAAAGAAAGAGTTTGATGATGGACACTTTGACAAAGAGGATGTAAATACCCATCAAGCAGATTCTTATATGTTAAGACTACAACATCAAAAAGACACGCTAACACCAGGTTCTTCTCAACCTGAAGTCTTTAATGTACTAGGTCAGCTCCATACTTTAGAAAGAGTTAGAAAATCAGGCGAGTTATTACCTAAAGGAAAAGAAAAAAAGAAACTTAAAAAATGAAGTTCGATTTTGTCTATCTAGGGCAAACTGTACTTAAATATCAAGTGCCTTTAGAAGTGTTTAACTATTTACAAAAACTATACCAAGTACAAAAGAAGAACTTACCAAAAGCAAATAAACAATTAGTAGGTAAAATTAAAGATGAAGTATCTTTGTTTTATGGAGGTAAAGATAGCGATAAAATGCACAGACATAATTTTATTTCACAAGATGTATTAAGATGGTTTTATACAGTATTTAAACATTATTTAGATTGGAATAAAATACACGAATACAATATGAACATTAATTCTATATGGGTTAATGAAATGAAAGCTCACGAATACAATCCAGTACATATCCATCAAGGTATGCTTTACACAGGTTTGTCATCAGTTATGATTATGAATTTACCTAAAGATACAGGTGTTGAATATTCAGCAGAATCAAAACCTATGAATGGTAGATTACAAATTATAGGTGCAGCTAATGGTCAGTTTTCTAAAACAGATTATTCTCCAAATATGCGAGTAGGAGATTTCTATATATTTCCTTATGACATGAGGCATTGCGTTTATCCTTTCAACAGAACAAAAGAAAAACGTAGAACATTAGTTTGTAATGTAGATGTAGAGTATAACCCAGTATCAAGTAGAACAGCAGGAGGACAATTAGAATGATACCTTTTATGCCACATTGGCAATCTTATATAGCAACAACAACTAAACCCATGTTCACACCAGAACAATGTAGATTAATTATACAAGCAGGACATAAAGAAAAACCAGAACAAGCTAAAGTAGGTGGTGGTAAAGGTGGTAAGCAAGACACAAAAAAAAGAGTTACTACAATAAGTTGGATTCCATTTAATAAAATGCCACAAATGTATAAAGTAATAGAGAATCAATTATCTATTGTTAATTTAAATCACATGATGTTTGATAATGTTAGATTAACAGAACCAGCACAATTTACAGAATATCCTAAAGGTGGATTTTATGATTGGCACATGGACTTAAATGCTTTTGGACAAACAGGACAACATCCTATTAGAAAAATATCTATGACTTGTTTGTTATCTGATCCATCAGAATTTAAAGGTGGAGATTTAGCTTTTGATGATAATAAAAGTAAAATTACATTACAACAAGGACAAGCTGTGTTCTTTGCCTCGTTTATGAAACATAGAGTAGAACCTGTTAAGAAAGGAATAAGGCGATCTTTAGTTATGTGGTTTGGAGGAACACCTTTTAAATGAAACGAGAAGTATTATTTCCTACACCTTTTTATTGGAAAGACCTACCTAACGCAAAACAACTAAATCAATATTTATTTAAACATATAAAGTCTTGGCATAAACAAGACGTTAAAAAAGGCAAACCAACAGGAGAGTTTAAAACCAATTCAGGTTATGGTTGGCACAGCGAAACTAATATGAATGATAAAAAGGAATATCAACCTTTAATACAAGAGTTGTTTGTAATGGCAGAAATGTGTAATAAAGATTATGGCATAAAACCGAAATTAGGTTTAGGCAATATGTGGGCAAATATTAATCCTACACACAGTTACAATAAAACACATACGCATCCTAATTCATTATGGTCTGGTGTTTATTATATTAAAGTTCCTAAAAACTCTGGTAAGTTATTTATAGAAGACCCAAGACCAGGACCTAATACCTATATGCCAAGACGAGTAGATAATATGCCTAAAGAGTTGTGGAGAGTTGTAGCTTATGAAGCTGTAGAGGGTAGGATGATATTTTTTCCATCTTGGCTTCCACATGGCGTTGATATAAACCTTAATACAGATAAAGGAGAAAAGAGCTGGAGAGTTTCTGTATCTTATAACTTTATACAAATATGAGTTTTAAAAAGAATAAATACCAAATAATTAAAGAAGCTATACCTAAAGATATGGCTAATTTTATTTTTAATTACATGATGCTACAGCAAGATGCTGTATATTATATGACACAAAATAATATAATTAATCCAGCAAATCCAATAATAGGTAATTGGGTAGATCAACAAGTACCAGGAGCTTATTCTAAATATGCTGATTGGGTTATGGAAACTTTATTATTGTATGTCAAACCTATTATGGAAAAGAAAACAGGATTAAGTCTTGTTCCTACTTATTCTTACACAAGAATTTACAATAAAGGTAATGTATTAAGAAAACATAAAGATAGACCTAGCTGTGAAATATCTACGACTTTACATTTAGGAGGCGATTTATGGGCAATATATTTAGACCCAACTGGAGCTAATACTGTAATAGATGAGTATAAAGAAATACACAAACCTAATGCTCCAAAAGGTAAAAAAGTGCTTTTACATCAAGGCGATATGTTGATATATAGTGGATGTGAACTAGAACATTGGAGAGAGAAATTTACAGGAGATATATGCTGTCAAGTTTTTTTACATTACAATCATGCAAACGGAAAGTTTGCCAACACCAACCTATTTGATAAACGTAAATTACTAGGAATCCCAAAATGAGACTATCAAAACATTTTACATTAGAAGAGTTTGAAAAATCACAAACTGCAACTAGAAAAGGTATATCTAATAAAGCAGGATCAGGAGAGATAAATAGCTTAACTGATGTTTGTTATAATATATTAGAACCAGTAAGAGTTAAATTTGATAAGCCAGTTATTATTACATCAGGTTATAGAAGTCCTGAACTATGCGAAGCAATAGGTAGTAAAGCAACATCACAACACACTAAAGGAGAAGCAGTCGATTTTGAAATAGGTGGTGTGTCAAACTTGCAAGTAGCAATGTGGATTTCTAATAACTGCGAGTTCGATCAATTAATATTAGAATATTGGACAGGCGAAGCAAACTCTGGATGGATTCATTGTAGTTACGCTGACAAGTCAAATAGAAAGCAAATATTGACGTATGATGGAAAAAAATATACTAATGGATTACCTGACGCTAAATGGTCAGATGGTAAATTAACAAACTAGGAGGATAATATGCCAAAAGGAAAAGGTACTTATGGGTCAAAAAGAGGCAGACCTAAAAAGATGAAAAATAAGAAAAAGAAAAAGAAAAGATAATGGCTCGTAAAAAACCAATATACGAAAGAAAGAGACCAAAGAAATTAGGTAAGTCTAAACCTTTTAATAAGAAAACAAAAACTTATAAAAAGGTAAAGAGAAAAGCCGATAAATTATTTGGTAAGAAAGTTAGCTTATATAAAAACATATACATTTCACGAGGTATAAAAAGAGCTAGAAAGAAAAAGTAATCATGGCAACAACAGGGCAAATTAATAGAGAAGCTATTATTAGAGTTGAGGGAGAAATAAAATTACTGAAACAAGAAATACAAACATTAAGAGGAAATCATTTAGCTCATTTAGAAATGAGAGTTTCAAGAATGGAAAAAGTAATGTGGTCTATTTGTTTGATCGCAACTACTCACTTACTCTACTCCCTGTTGCAATAACACAACTAATAGCATATAAGAACATTATATGCACAAATCAAACTTTCATACTATATTATGTGTTAGCGACTTGCATATTCCTGCACATCATCCACAGGCATTTGATTTTTTAAAAGCATTAAAAGTTAAACTTAAACCTGACTTAATTGTGTGTGGTGGAGATGAATTAGATAAACACGCATTATCTTTTCATGATTCTGACCCTGATCTTCCTAGTGCTGGAGATGAATTAAGACAATCACAAAAATACATTTGGGAACTAAAGAAGATATTTCCTAAAATGATAATATTACACTCTAATCACTCCTCTATGATTTATAGAAAAGCGTTAAAACATGGTATGCCAAGAGCATATTTAAAATCTTATAATGATTTTTTAAATGTAGATAACAATTGGGAATGGGTAGAAGATTTAAATTTAAAGTTAAGTGATGGAACAGAATGTTTTTTTACACATGGGATGTCAGCAGATGGTTTAAAATTAGCTATGCAATATGGAAAAAATGTTTGTCAGTTCCATTTTCATTCAAAATTTAACATACAATATTTCAGTAATCCAGATAATCTTGTTTGGTCTCTACAATGCGGTTGCCTAACAAAACAATCTAGTTATAACTTTTTATATACAAAAAATCACAGACTTCGTTTTGTCATTGGAACAGGAGCTATAATTAATGGACAACCTAAATTATACCCAATGTTACTAGATAAAAATGGTAAATGGATAGGTAAGATAGTATGAGTGATTTTGATACAGATTTACAACATCATAAGAAAGCAACAGATAAACAAATAGGTGGAAACCATTATAAAGGATTTTCCATATCTCCGATAGAATTTATAACTGCAAACAACTTATCTTTTATACAAGGTTCAATTATAAAATACATTTGCAGATACGATAAGAAAAATGGTAAAGAGGATATAGACAAGGCAATACATTATTGCGAATTATTAAAGGAGTTAAAATGTGGTTCGGATTAGCAAAAATAGCATTACAAACAGGTGCTAAAGTTTATGCAAATAAACAAAAGCAAAAAGAAGCAATGTCTCAAGCAGCTCTTCTTACAGCAGAAAAGATGGCAAGAGGAGAGACAGAGTATCAAGGTAAATTATTAGAAGCTAGACAAAACGATTATAAAGACGAGTTTGTTTTAGTTATACTGTCAGCTCCTATCATTGTTCTTGCTTATGCAGTCTTTAGTGATGACCCTGCTATGATGCAAAAAATAGAATTATTCTTTCATCACTTTGGCAATCTACCTGTTTGGTTTCAAACACTCTGGATAACTGTAGTAGCTTCTATCTTTGGTATAAAAGGCACACAGATATTTAGAAATGGTAAAAAATAATAATGACTTTGTTATTGTTGATTTAAGAATAGAAGTATTCAGTCCTCATCATTTTGAAAGTTTTATTTCACTACGCTTTGTAGATAACAAACCAAACTTTCCTAAAATTAAAAAGACACTAGATGATTTTAACAAACATCCTGAAGCTATGATTGTGGACTACAGCTATACATTTAAAGAGATAACAGAACAATCAGATTTAGATGGCTTGTATTTTACTAAACACTAATTATTTGTTGTTTTGAATAGTATATCTTATTAGACTTGTTTTAGGATCAAACTCCATTTTAGAGCAACCGACAATGCCTACAAATATAATAATAAGAACTAATGTAATAATTATATATTTCATTTTTACTGGTCTGCCTAATATTATCATTATCCCTCCTGTTTGTGAACTAAAGATAAATCCCTTTTGACTTCTGTTTGTCTTAATGATGCTAGTCTATCAAGGTTATTATAGTTTAGTTTAGCTCTAATAAGCTCTCTAGTAGATGTAGCAAAATCTTTTACGACATTTGTGTATTCTTGATCTGTCCTAGCTTTATGTTCTGCTTCTGCTACAGACTTACAAGTAAGTTTATGTTTAGCAAAACATTTGGAGAAAGTTGATTTTCTATGTTCGTCTAGTAGTATTTCTTTTTCAGCAGCTTCACTCCATTTCTTTGCTGCTTCATCCATTGCTTTATATACTTCATTACTATTA